TCTGCACAACAATGAGCAGGCTGTTAAGATGGTTGGCTTCTATGAGGGGATGGCGGTTAAACTGATGAAGGACAAGGGACCTCATTGTAGCGGATGCTGAATGCAAACGTCCTGTCGCCCAGCTTGACGGAGAACGTATAAGGCACCTTTGACGTGTCAACATCAATATAGCTGACCTCATTTCCGAGGTCGATGAGTTTCAACCCCTCCATAGCTTCACTCCTTTACGCGGCGCTGTAGGCCCTTGTCGTGCGGCCAGACGGCCCGCTGCTGCTTGCCGCCTTGTTCGCATAGCTGTTGACATAAGAGGAATACGCGCTGGAGGAAATAGTCTGGGACACCGTTGTATGCAGACCATCGGCCGTAGTCGATTTTGTCTGCGACTTGCTGACCTTTTTTGAAGCGTTGGCATCCTGTGCGGACATCATCTGCTCACCGCTTGCCACATACTCTGCGGATACCCGGTTGATGACCTTGAGGCTTACGGTGAACTTTGAGCCGTTTTTATTGTCAGCGCTTATGTCGGATTTGAACGAGGTTATAACGCAGTCAGAGATCCGGGTGCGCCCGGTATACTCAACCACATCTTTTTCTTTCCACATTCTTTCCAGAATATCGGACTGATCTTCGTCAAGAAAAACACCCGTAATGGAAAAGACCACCGGATCATTGATAACATGGTCGTTGATGTCGGAACCCTTTTCCACCGGGTTTGACGTAACCTTGCTGCTGCGCTGGACGCTTTCCGTTACGACTACGCCGGTCTTTTCAGCGTCAAGGCGGACCGTCCCGCACTTTTCGCCTGTAATGGTGTATGCCACAAAATCACCCCCTACTGTGCATACGCTCCCTGCAGGGTGCGCTCGTGATATTCTTCCTCTTTCTTCTCCTGCCAGAAATCTTCCATCGCCTGTTTTACCCGGCGGACGATTTCTTCAGCATCGGCTTTTGTGGTTTCCCCGCCCAGCGTGATGCTGATGGTCGGAGAGAAAGTAGAATGATCCTCATAGGTTACGCTGGAACTGCTGGTAGAGTTGTTGATAATTTCATCTGTCTTGTCGGCCGGGATAATTGCGGTGCCGGACGGCAGATATGCCATTTCGCCGCCGCGCTCATTGATGTGTGTCCAGCCGCCCTCAAAATCATCTGTGCCATCAGCATTGTGCGGAATGTTCGCACTGCTGCTCAGATTGATATTGATGCCGCTGACAGCATCAGCCGCAGACAAAATTTTCTGGATAGACCCGATGATGTTTTCTGCGCCCTCGGATGCCGCCTTTTCCATGCGGTCCCAAGCATTTTCTGCATCAAGGGTCATGCTCGCATAGGCAGTCTCTGCATCCTCTGCCATCTGCCCGTAATTCTCGTTGGAGATTTCGCGGGCAGCGGTTGCTGCCTCAGAAACAGCTTCCTGCGCTTGCTGGGAAGCCTGTGAAACGCTGGAGGAATACTCCGACGTGTCAACCGCCAGCGAGGTTTCCGTGCCAGCAGCACCGTCCAAATCGCTGACAGCGCCGGTTAGTTCCTGCACGGCATCGGTGCTGTCCTTTGCCCCGCCGAACAGCCCGCTGAACCAATCGACCACTGCACTCACGCCGCTGGTGAAAAATCCGAGCAAATCACTTACCCAGCCCACCACAACGCCGAGTGCATCGGCGATTACCCCCAGCACCGGCGAAATGTAGTCCAGCACCGGCACGACCACGCCGGACAGCACAGAACCCGCCGCTTCGATGAGCGGGGTCACCACCGGCAGGATATTTTCTACGATTTGCAGGCCGAGCCGAATTATCGGCTGTAGTGCCTGAATCACAACTTGCAAAATATCGGTCAGCGGCGGGATGATCGACCCGGCCAGCGTCGATACCAACGAGCCGAACACAGGGAGAATGTCCGTCAGGAGCGGCATAAACGCATCTGCGAGAGGGCCAACCATATCCGCCGCTGACCCAAGAGCCATACCGAGGACAGGGAGTAGATCCTCGGCCAGTTCTTGCAACACAGGCATCAGGGGCTGAACCACACGATAGTTCAGCTCATCGAAAATATCTCTTAAAGGCGGAAGCGCATTCGCCGCCAACTCGCTGATAATTCCAGCCAGCGGCGGCAAAATTTCCTGTGCCAGATCTCCGATGATGCTCAGGACTGGCCCAGCTGCATCAAACAGAGTTCCCAGCGTGGAAATCAGGGATGGAAGAATGCTCTGTGCCAGATCGGAAATGACCGGCACCGCGGCGCTCATCCCATCTGCCAGAATTCCAACAAATTCAAGTAGTGTCGGCTCCAGTTCCGGCCATTCATCCAGAAAAACGCCGACCATATCTTCCAGCGCCGGGGAAAATTTTTCTCCGGCATCGGCCATGAAGTCAGCCATTTCGCCTTTCAGCGATTTGATGGAGTTCGTCAAACCGCCGGTCTGCTCGACCGCGGCTTTCTGAATGTCGCCGCTCTGCTCCAGTATGGCATTGAGCCTGACCTGAGCCATTGCGGCATCATCCAGAGCATCAATATTGGTGCCAAGCCCAAGAGCTGCGGCGCTGTTCTTCAAGGCCGTTTTGTCGAGGACAATCCCGTACTCATTCAGAGCATCGGTGCTGCCACCGATCGCACTCTGGATGAGCGACAGCGCTTCCGAATCGTCCATGCTGAACGCATTACCAAAGTCATACGCCAGCGAGGTTGTCATTTCAGAGAGGTTTTCGGCCGCAGCAGCCGTAATGCCTAACTCGTTATACATGGCCTTGTTGGAGACCATGAAACTCTGGACTTCGGCAGTACTCCGATGCACTGCGTCAGCGTAGTTATCCGCCCATGCGGCCGCTTCCTCGGAAAAAGAGCGGCCAAATTTCTTTGAAGTGCTTTCGGCATCAGAGAATGCGCTCACCGCCGCCGCACCAAACTGCTTGAGCAGTTCGATGCCGCTTTTTATGGCTTCAAAGCCAACAAAAGCCTTGACCGCCCCGGATATAGCTTCTTTGATTTGGTTGCCGGCATCTTCCCCGGCGGCACCCATTTCCGCAAGATGGTCTCCGGCATCGTCCGCGCCGTCTGCGGTTTCATCCTCAGATTTTTTCGCCCGGCGAAGTGCGGACACCAGCGTACTGCGGATGATTTTTATAGGGTGCTGGAATGCCTTGCTGATGTTTTTTGCATTTCGGACCATGTTGTTGGCGAAAACTTCTGCCCGTTTCTTGGTAAAATCCATCGCCCCAGTCACGCCGCTCCGAAAAGACTTCGCAATGCTCTGTCCGGCATCAAGACCATCGGCCATCGCACCCTTGAATGAGGTGCCCATGTCCTGCGCCGACTCAGACGTTTTTTTGATCTGTGCCCGAAAGCGCCCGGCAGCACCGCCGGAGTCATCCATTTCATCACGGAAACTCTCGGCGGCCGCTTCTGCGGCCTGAGCAGCTTCTTCCACCCACTCAAGCCCCTCTGCGGTCATATTCCAATGACCCGCCGCCTTTTGGGCCGCATTGCCCGCTTCGGATGCACTGGAAGCCATATCATCCAGCCCACCCGAAGCATCACCGACAGCTCCGGTGAAGCGCTCGGCCGCTCCCTGCCCCATCTGGCAGGCAGAAACCGCAGATGCACCCATCTGCTGCGCCCCAACTTCAACCGCCCCAATATTTTCTTCGAGGGTTTCAACCTTTTCACCGAGGTTATCAACAGAGGTTTCAGCATCAGCAGTATCAAAACCGATACCGTATTGCAGGTTACGCGCATCATCCATGTGGTTTCACCTCCCGATGCGCAAAACAAAAAGCCGGCTCTTGAAAAGAGTTCGGCTCTCATTTTGTTTTTGCTTCTTCACGCCACTGTTCTACCCACAGGCGTTTGGCCTGACGGCACTCTTGGTACTCCGCCAGATCCATTTGACGCAGTTCTGTGTAGGTCACGCCATTGCCAGACCACACCATGCACCAAAAGCCCTTGTTGACTTTGGCTTTGTGGGCAGCGTTGGCAATGTCCAGTTCAGCTGCGAAGAAACTGCTCGATGGCGGAGATCAGCTTTTCGGCGGTCTTCAGGTCTTCGTTGTCGTCAAAGAACTCCATGCCCTTTGCCTTGACCTCAGCAGGTGCCACAACGCAGTTCTTAAACATGCCATCCATGTACTTTGCGCTTTTGCGCTTTCCGCTGCCGGTGTTGCCGCACTCATCGTTGAAGTCGTAGTACCACGAGGGCGAAACGCTCTGGAGGGTGAATTTCTGCTCACCAATGGTGATTTCCTTAGTCTTAGCCATATATTTTCGGTAGCCCCTTTCAGATAAACTTTTTGGACGCTCTGGCCAGTTTGTTCCGGCCATAGCTTAACGATAATTCAGAGACGGCACAAAGATACTGACCGACTCAGAACCGATCTCCTTTGCGCGGGTGATGTCAGGCGGTTTGATGACGCGGCAGCGTTCCTCTGCCACATTGACCGATGCCGAATCGTTGGCATCAACGATCATCACAGAGACTTCCTTACGCTTGAGCGCAAGACTGCGGACATACGGCAGGCTGGACGAAGTACCCATCAGCGTAACAGTGATGGTGCCGCTCTCATTCGCATTTTCGTTGTATGCCACATCGCCCTTTACGCCGACCTGCGTAGTAACAGTGTCTTCGTTGCGGGCAATCGTGATCATAGAGTCCGAAGCAAAGCCGGTAATGATCTTGCCGTTCATCACCAAATTAACCTTTTTCGGGTCATAGGATGCAACTTCGATATTACTTGCCATGACAGATTCCTCCTTTCTTAGCCATTCAGGGTGACGCGCAGGGTGCCGTTGACCTTGACGCTGTGAACAGCGCCCTCCAGCTGGGCACTCCACTTGATGTCGGGCATCTGGCGGTTGCGGGCCTGCTCATCGGTCGCATCTGCCCGCTTGGGGATCACAACCGTGTACACACCGGTGTCATCCTCCGGGTCAGTTGCAATAATGTGCAGTTCCACAGCCCGGTTGAGTGCCGCGAACACGCCGGCCGCAACCAGTGCGAAGCCGTCATCCGTGTAGGCAATCTTCTTGTTGGCAATGAAAATCTCATACAGATTTTCGCGGATCTGATGGGTGATGTAGTCGGCACCCAGCACATTGTCGATGAAATTCCCATCACCGCAGATGCCGTTCTTCATGTACTCGTGCTTATACTCCGCTGTCATAAAATTGACGCGGTTCTCCTCCAGCAGGTCGCGCTCACTGTCGCGGAGGTCCGCAACACTCACGCCGTCCGGCACTTTCCACTTCCATGTGACGCTCTCCGGCCAGAACGGACCGACACTGCCGACCCATGCTGCATCCGCCCACTCGGCCAGATTATCAGCATAGGTAACAACGCTGCGACCATACTCGTTGACATATTCCTTGTCGTTGGTCTGGCCGAAGTAGAACTTGCGGTGATCTTCCACACCGGCACCCAGCGCTGCTTCCGTGGGTTCCGTGCTTTCCGCCCACTTGCACAGGGCAGTCACGCAGACCGGGTCGGTAACGTCGGTCAGAATGAAATACCAGTCATCGTTGTGGTCGCGCAGGTCTTCGATGGCGGCAATGAGGTTTTCGGCCTTAGTGGTATCCGCCTTACCTACGGAAACCGACACGACAGCGCCGCTCAGGCCCATATCCTCGAAGCAGTCTGCATCCTTGTACAGGCTGATGCTCTCCGCATAGCCAGAAACAGCCGTGCGGGTGGTACTGGTGTAGGTCACGGTATTGTCGTCCACCGCAGCGGTGAACTTCACACCATCTTCCTCAAAGGACGTTCCTGCGAACAGCTTTGCCAGCCCGGTGCAGTCCACCGGCACTTCCTCGCTGGTGGTGATCTCCACCACAGCCTTGCCGCCGATTTTGGCATAGTAGGCAGTGCTTGCTTCCAGCGTTTCGGTCGGCATATTTTCGCCGAATGCAATTTCAATGCGGGACGCAGTGCCGCCCACATTCTGAGGATTTTCGATGCCAGCCACACGCACCTTGCGGATAAGCGTGTCTGCAAGGGTGTTATCCTGATTGAACATCTTGTCCGCCATGGCCGCGACCTTTTTCCTCGGAAATGCCGCCTTGAGCTTTTCAAGGTCATTGTACGTTGCCATGTCAGCTGCGCCCTCAGTTGAGAGCAGCAGGATGTCCAGCTTTTCCGCCGCCACGGTTTTTGCATCAAGCGCGGTAAAAACCTGAATATCTTTCATCCAATTCAGTCCTTTCCTTAAATTTTGATTTTTTCGATGGACGCGGTTTCGCGCTCATCGATGCGGGTATACCGAATCTGCACATCAAAGCCGACCCGCCGGGCGGCTTCGTCCACAAGAAGCGTTGTGCGGTCCTGTGCCTGGCCCACATCAACCACCGCCACGCCCAGTGCAAGGAAATCATCCTGCCCTGCGTGCTTAAAATAGCTGATAGCCTTATCAGCGACCGCCCACGCTTCATCTTCACCGTTCACCGCAGAACCATTCTCCGCAGTGCGGTTCTGGCTGCAAAAGGTGAATGAGAATGTAGCCGAGGGCATTTCCAGCCGAGAAATCTTCACGCCCTCGGCAACATCGGCAATCTCATAGTCACCCATGCCGCCGTCCGGGATATACGGTGCAGTTACCGTATAGATGCAGAACGGCGGCTCAGCTTCCGGCTGAACCTGATTTGACAGAATGACCGGGCATCCAATGTAATCCCACAGGCTTGAGATCAGACGGTTCCGCAGTTCCCTGAAATTCATTTCGGGTTGCTCTCCCCTTTCTTCTCAACCATGTAGCGCTTCATCGAATGCACAGGGCCGTGGGTCAGCTCCTGCTTGACCGTATAGATCTGGCCGTCAAACCCATCCCGGAACTGAGCGCCCACCTGCAGGGTATGCCCATTCGTATAGACTTTCTGAGCATTGAGCGTATAGCTTCCGCTGTCAATGTACTGCAAATCCTCATTGTTCAGCGGCATCACAACGCCCTGAAACGCAGTTTCGACCGTTGTTCCCGGCTTCCACTGTCCGCCCTGCTCCTTATCATAGCCGCCGCCCTCGGTATGCACCTCGTACATACTGTGCAGCAGGCTTCGCGGGATCTGCGGCCCTTTCCATTTTCTCATAAATCAGATACCCTCCACGCTGTACGAAATGCTGTTGTACAGCCGCCCAGTATCAAACAGGGGCTGATACTGGGTGCTGGTCAACTGCGTTGTGGCAGACTTTGGCGGTGACAGCTTCGTGTTGAAGTAGTCGTGGGTCATTTCGACCGCCCACTTCCCGATATAGTCTGCCGCTTCCTGAGCCGTCCATTTTTTCAAAATGATGCCGTCCACAGCTTCTTTGCAGATATTTTCCAGCGTGGCCTTGCCGGTATCGAAGCTCGCTCGAATGAAACTGCGTTCTGGGATGGTCACACTGTCCACCAGCATATACATCCACTCGTAGTCCTCATTCGGGCGCGGGTCTTCTTCGCCGCCGCTCGGATGCTTTTTTGCATCATGTTTTTCCTGCTTCTTCCTGCCGGGGGCTTTCTGGGGATGCTTTCTGTCGCGTACCAAAAAGCCATAGCCGGGAGAAATGGGAATAAACCGCAGGTCATTGAATTTGCGGGGACTGCCAGCATTCTTTGCTTCCATATTTAACGGAATAGCCAGATGCTTGACATTCTTCGCACTGATCGTCGCTCCATATTCATGCACACCGGCAATCATCAGGATGTCGCTTCCCGCGTCTCCCAGAATACCCACATGAATACTCACGCCTTGCAGCGCTGTCAGTTCCCGCTTGATGCGCTCCATATCTGCGCGAAATCCATCTTTAAGGATTTTCATGTTACCACCGCTGATACTTTGAAATCACGGACTGCCATGTTTCGCTGATATTCTTATCGAAAGTCCAGCTCACATCGGAGATAGAGAACGCCGACAGCCCGGCGGCATCATTTTCAATGATGGCCCACTGCTGGGCGATCATGTACCAAACAATGGCTTCCAGATCTGCCGGGAGCGTGGCCGGATGGTCTTCGGTGGCATCTTTCGGCAGAATATACCCGGCCACATACTGCACCTCCAGATATTTTCTGGGGGCAATGTAGTCATAGGCCAGCCCGCCGATGTGCCCGCGGTATGTCCATCCATCTTCACGGAACAGAACCCCAATCTCTCCGGTTTCGTTGAAATCGAAGTCCGTAATGGTTTCCCCGGTGAACGTGTCCGTGATACGTTCCACACTGACAATGGGATACTGCTCCAGCGACAACTGCTGCGTTCCAGTGCCACAATATCTTTGCCGGTAGGTGCTTTTCCCCAGCTTTCTTCCCAGCTGAGTTTCCAGCCACGCAGATGCCGCATTGATAAGCTGCACAAGGGTTGCGTCCCGCTGTGCATCTTCTTCCGCCGGGTCGATGCCGAGCGAGGTTTTCAGGGCATCCAGAGTGGTGAGGGCATTTTCTCTCAGTGTTACGGCCAACACGACACCTCCAAATAAAAGCCCTCTGACAGGCTTTTCCCATCAGAGGGGGAAATTTACTGAGCGTCCTTTTCCGGGGCTTCCTGCGGAGCCGCAGGCGGGGTTGCGGCGGTCTTCCGCTCCTTTGCATGAACTGCTTTGTTCTCAGCAGGGCGCGGGGCGGACTTGGGCGGTTTGAACATTCTCGCCATCATGCAGCCCTCCATCAAATACTTTCCTTGACAGGGCAGTTGGTGGCATCACCCAGCGCCAGCGCACCAATGGTGCCGTTGGTGGCGGTGATCTTGACGCAGGACTTGCAGCCGATCAGGTCAATGTCGAGGTTCGCCACAGCCTGAGCTTCGGCTTCGTTCTCGATGACGGCCTCGCCATCCTCATTGACCGGGTTATCAACGAAGATGCGGCTGTCCTTGACCGGCTCATACGGACCGGCGGTGCTGTCGGCGGTTTCGACCTTGATGGTGGCCGTCTGGGATGCTTCCACAGTAACAGCCAGCACGGCGCTCTCATAGCCGGTGCGGTCAACCACATTGCCGCTGGCAAACGGCAGGACGGTGACGGTATCAAACAGTGCTCTTTTCATAGCAGTTCTCCTCCTCAGATAACCTTGATATTGTGGACGTAGGCGAAGCTCTCAACATGGCGCACGCCAATGTCATCGTACATCAGCGCGCGGGTGCTGGTCAGATTTTCCTCAAAGGCGTTGTGCTGGACACCGTTTTCATCCGTCCAAGTACCGTCCAGAGTGGTGTAGGTCTCCAGACCCATCTGATCGCCGATCATCAGGTCTGCCCAGTTGCCGAAGAACATTTCGGTGCAGCCGGTCTTGCTGTCGGTGGGAATCTGATTGGAAACCTTGTACGGCATGCCGAGGAAGTTACCAGCGTTCATCTCATCGCGGTAGATGTAGTCGCCGGTGGTGGTCTTGATGTTCTTGAGATAGCCCTCCATAAAGGAGTTGAAAGCCCAGCCCAGAGCCTGATCGTCCACGTTCTTGCTCATAACCAGCGACTTCACATAGACCGGGAAATCGGCGGTCAGCTTGCCGTCTGCGGCATACTGGGCATCCATCTTCTTTGCGTCGATCTTCTCAACGCCGGGGGTGTTGGCAATGCCGGTGGGCTGGAACTCGCCGCCGGTGCCGTACAGAGCGCCCCAGTCAAGGCCGAGCTGCATACGGCGGGACAGATCAGCGGCGAACAGTTCATCGGCGCTGTACTTGGTGCTCATCAGCAGTTCGCGGGTCTGGGGCACAATAGCTTCCAGACGCTTTGCAGACAGACGCAGGTTGCCGAATGCAGGCTGGGTGGAAGCGATCTTGCGGCCCTCACCGCCCCACATAGCGCGGGTGCCGGAGGTCATGCGCGGGATGTTCAGGTTGCCGTTCTCCAGCGGAATGGTGCGTGCGCCCAGTTCCTTGATGACGGTCTTGCTGTACAGCAGTTCAATGACCTCATCCAGATAGACTTCCGGGATCAGGAAGCCACCAGCGGTCGGGTTGGTGGCAGACATGGCCTTGAACTCGCGGGCCATGGACATATCCTCGTAGTACTTCTTGGCGTAGAACTCAGCACGTTCCGGGTCATGCCGGCCGAAGACATCCAGACACTTGATGGCGCGGGCGAGATTCACCAGCGGGGGAACGCTCTTCTGCTGCTTCTTGGCAGAAGCGGTGCCGCCCATAAACAGGCTGGAGTACTTACGCTGGGCAGGAGCGGTGCCGGACTTCACCTGACGGCGGAATGCAGCGGACTTGCGGCGCTTGGCATCATCCTCAGAAGCGGCTTCGTCGTCATCCTTTTCATCAGAGTCAGCCTCATCGTCATCCTTGCCCTCAGGATCGGCTTCATCATCGTCCATACCCTCATCTGCGGTCATGGCATCGATGATCTCAGCAGCTTCCTGAATGACTTCATCAGCCGTCAGATCGCCGACTTCCTCACCAGCATCCTTGCGGGACTTGCGCTTTTCGTTGGCATTGTCCACGGCCTGTTCGATAATATCGGCCATGTCCTCTGCGGTAACGCCATCCAGCGCGGCGGCACTATCACTGCCATCATCGCCGGTATCGTCCTCCTCGCCCATAGCTTCCTTGACGGCGCCCTTGATGAGGTCTTTCAGCTCATCGGTGCCCACCTTCATAGACTTGATGGCGGCTGCGGACTTCTTTCTGTTTTTCAGACGCATTGATTTTTCCTCCTGTGTCAAAAAATAATTTCTACAGTTTTCTTCGGAACGGATTTCCGTTCCACGGACTTGTGTGCGCTTACCGGGGGATGCCCCTTGCCGTTGTCACCCTGCGCTTCCGAAATGATCTTATCCAGCAGCTTTGTGGCGGCTTTCATGGACGTACAGGCATCCTTGAGGGACTTCATGCGGGAAGCAGAAATTTTGCGTCCGGCCTTTACCTCGGTAACGATGGCCTGCGCTTCCGCTTCGATGCGGGTCGCCGCATCATCCGATTTGTGGTCCGTAATGACTGCCTGTTCGTTCATGGCCCATGTGACAACGCTGATTTCCCAGAGTTTGACTTCGCGGAGGTGGCGGATGCCGTTCTCATCGTAGTCAAACACAACCGGGTCATAGCCGATGGAGAGTTCGCACAGGACGCCGTCATGGATCAGCGTCTTCACATCCCTGCCGAGAGTGGTATCACTGATTTTTGCGCTCATAAAAAGACCTTTTGCATCCTCGCGGAGTTCGGTAGGAATGCCGATCGGCAGCAGACTATCGTTATGCCCGGACAGGATTTTCACCCGGCCGATGCCCTCGGCGATGGTCTTCGTGAAGGCACCCGGCTCAATAATGTCGCCGCCGCTGTCGATATTGGAGAACACAGCTCCATAGCCGGAGAATGTGCCCTCTTTATCGTCAAAGCCCTCCAGTTCAAACTCCACGGTTTTGTACTCGGTCTTTGCGCCCTTGTGCTTTACTCCCCGTGCAAGGGAGCGTTCCCATGCGCTTTTCCCCACGCGCTGGGAATAATAAGACGGCGATACCCGCAGATTTGCAACTGCCAGCTTCGCCGTCATTGTGGGGTCATCATGTGTAACATCGACCGTTCCTGCCTTGGTACCGTGCCGGGCAAGCTCTGTGTTCATGCCGTTCAGCAGGTCTTCCAGCTGGAATGTTTCCTTTTTGAAATCAATGCCGATGTTCTGTGCAGCACGAGCTGCGTCTTCTCGCGTGAATACCACTCTCACGCCCTCCTTTATCTGTTGTAGGTGACATAGCACCTGCATTTGATGGTTTCGCGTGCAGGTCCCTCCGGGTCGCAGGGATACCGCAGGCCGTTGGAGAACCGGGCATCGATCGGCACGGTCTCTCCGTCCATCTTGACATGGTTCGGACCGCCATCGGAACCATCACGAGGGTTCTTCTGCGGGCGGTGATGCCACGTCTTCGTGGTGGCGCCGCTTTTCTGCATCATGTCATAGTGGCCGGTCTCCAGCGTCATAACGGTTTCTTGGTCTGCAATGAGCCGCGCCCTGCTCCGGGTCTGGATCTCATACTCCTGCAAAATCTCATCCGCCATCTTTTCGCGGCCAATACCAGCTTCAATGCCGTTGGCAACGATGCGGGAGATATTTTCCTTGGTGGTCTGCGTCACACGACGGACGCGCTTCCCACCGTGGAGCTTTGCCTGACTGAGCAGTTCCGGGCGGTCAACACCGCGGATATTGTAGGCCTGTTTTGCAATCCGGGTACCCTCATCATAGGTCTGCTTCCAAAGCGGCTTGAAGATTTCTTCCATTGCCGTTTCTTCGGACGGCCAGTTGACAAGGCCACCAATGAACTGCTCCACAAGATTTTTCTGCTCCTGCTCACCGAGGGCAGACCATGCGGCGCTGTCTTCCACATGGTTTTCCGTGATGTAGGGCATCAGGACATCCCACACGCTCCAGTCTGCTTTCTCAGTGCCGCTCAGAGAGCCGGAGAGCCGTTTTTGCTGTTGCCGGAAGAACTTCATCGTGGCAACTTCAAACTTCGCTCTCTGGGCTTTCTGGGCGGCCGCCAGCAGATTGCCGATGTTCTGCATACGGGATTTTTCTTCATGCTCCCGGCGGTCACTCATAGACAGCATCCCGCCGGTATCTTCATCATCCGTGACTTCGACTTCATCTGTGCTTTCCTGCATCAGGTCGGTCGTCACCTCCGCCGGGTCATCGTTGGAGCCGATGAACATATCGGAAATGGTGATCTTGAAACAGTCACCGCCGGTCTTGCAGGGTTCCATGCCCAGCAGTTCGCGTGCTTCATCCTTGGTCAAAAGCCCGGCATTCCAGCCGTCAATGCCTTTGGCCTTGTCAAACTCCTGCGAGCGCGGAACCACATCATCAAAATGCCAGACAAGATCATTGCCATAGAACGGCAAAATCTGTGTATTGATGGCTTCTTCCCTGCGGTTGAGCCGTGGCATGATGACGTTCTGGGCGTAGATGTACTGAGCCGCTTCGCTCGTGGCTCTGTTGCTGCTCTCCGTGATGCCCATGATTTCACGCGGAACACCAAAATGCTCAAGCACGGCATCCCGGAGGAACCTTCGCCCCTCCGTCATATCCATGTCGCGCATATTCTCGGCCAGCTTCGTCACGGTCACGTTGCCGTCCACCGTGGCAATGCCGTGGGAGTTGAACGGCCCTCGGAAGCGCTCATTCCATTCGGATCTGAAACGGTCGCGCTGATCCTTACTGCTTCCCGGCATCGAGATCAGCGTGGTCGGAGTGGCATCGTTGTAGAAGAACTTCTTCTGGAATTTTGCCGCGTACTCGTCCGTCTCGATCTCATCTGCAAGGGACTCTGCCGCACCGAGACCTCTTTTGTAGGGGTCAAGCGGGTTCAGTTCTTTCATGCAGAAAATATCGTCCACCGGGATTTGCCGGATGAGTCCGCCGGTCGTTCTGATTTCATAGTAGGGGTAGCCCACATAGGGGGTCTGCTGCACCCAATGTGTAGGGAGCGGCCACAGCTCCACCGGACGACCGAGGGCATCAAATTCATAGACGAAGTAGCCCTCGCCCTTGAGTTCCAGATAGATCTGCTGCAACCGCCAGCACGCACCCGAGGTCATTTCATAGAGGGGGTTCGGATGCGCCATGAAATTCAAAAAGGGATGGTCCGTGATTTCCACTTCTTCCCCATTCTCATCCTTGCGGTACAGTTTACCGGCGCAGGTGGACAGGTCGGAAGCAATGCGATCCACAACCGCCAGCCGCGGGTTGCGGCTAAACATTTCCAGCCAGTCCCGCGTATTGCGCTCAGGCGGCGTAGTATACCGGGGCAGCATAACGCTGACGTTCCCGCCATTGTACTGCCGCCCAACGGCATTGCGCCGTCCGAATCCAAATACTGCCATGTTTCTGTTGTTTCCTCCTATCCGATTTCCCATGTGTAGGTGACGGGCTGATACAGGGACAGCGCCACGGCATCCGCCCGGTCAGGGCTGGGCAGGCCGCGCCGCTTCATAATGTCCTTGCTCTCCAGCTTCAGCTTCGGCGGTGTTCCGGCAAAAGCGTACTTTCGTGTGGAAAGCTGGGCAATCAGTTCTGTATCATTGGGCAGGTGCAGCCGCCCGCTCTGTGCCATGTCACGAACCAGTGACCACATCCACGTGGATATGTCGGCATAGTTGGCAGCGGCATCCTCCTGCGGCACGGATGCACCGAAGTTCACCGGGATAACCTCAAGCTGGTTCAGCCCTCTGGCTTCCCTTTCATGGCGCAGAATATCGGTCACGCCGCCGCCCAGACCGGTATCATCAATGATGGCATAGACCATGCCGGGGTACTGCGGGTACTTCTCCAGCAGGAAAAGATACTCAAAAATGATGTCCTCTGCCGTTGCCCACAGATCCTGACCGTTCCGTATTTTCAGTTCTTGAACGTCAGCATCTATGTTGGGGGCAATGACGGTGCAGTCATCACCGAAGCGGGCAACGTCACAGCCAATGGAGAGCCTAACCGGGCTGTCATGCGGAAGCGGCTCATTCATGGTGGCCTTTTCCGCAATGTAGCTGGGTATGAACACATCACTGTCCGCGACCGGCGGCAGGCCATCCACACGGACGCGCACCACATTGGAATTTTTGCCGTACTTCTTTTCGAGGGCAGCTATGTTTTCCTTGCTGGTGCGGGGGCTGTCACGGCTTGATACCGTCATGCAGTACCAGTCCATGCCGTCCCCTTGGAAGCTCTCAGCGAAGCCGCCAGTCGCCTTTGTGGGGTTCCCGCAGTAGAGAAGCCTGTTGTTGGCACCGGTCAGGGTGCCGCCGATGGCATCAAGGATGGGGTCAGCAACACCGGATGCTTCGTCAACCACGAAAAGCATATTGTCTTCGTGGAAGCCCTGCAGGGACTCTGGCTTTGTGGCTGTACGCGGGACGGCAAACCAGCGGCGGTCATAGCCGTTCATGTACACGCGGGTCTTCGTCCATGTGAACATCATTTGAAGCACCGGGCTTGCGTCCAGCCACTTTGCCATTTCTGCCCACAGGACGTTATCCAGCTGTTGCATCGTTGGTGCGGTGCAGACGATGCGCGGGTAGGAAAAACAGGCAATAAACCACCACATAAGATTTGCTTCCAGTGCCGTTTTGCCCACGCCCTGCCCGGAACGGATGGCAACGCGCCGATGCTGTGATACAGCCACAGCCGCTTCCCGCTGCCATGGATCCGGCTCAAAGTGAGTCACTTCCTTGAAAAACAGGAGCGGGTCTTTGCGGTACCGCGGTATTCTTCTTTGGAAAAACTCACGGCGCGTCATCGTCCATCTCCTCTGCGGCCTGAATGGCTGCTACCCAGTCGTCAACCAGTTCACTCTTTCCGCCGCCGCTCATGCTTCGCAGTTCGGCCAGCTGTTTGATGCACTGGGCTTTCTGCCGCTGTACATCAGTCAGGAGCTTGTTCAAGCGCTCTATGATGAGGTAAGACGCTTCCAGAGTGGAATTTGTCAGGGTTTCATTGCCCGGCAAACGCTCCCCGGCTGATACTTTGGCATCAATGGCATCCACATAGGCCTGCAAATCGTTCTTTTCCTTTTCAGTGTCGCCATCCAGCCGCTTGAAGTTCCTGCTTCTCTTGGATGTGGTCTGCGTCTGAACATAGGCTCCCTCTTTGGAATAGTGGGAAATACGTTCCAGCAGATAGCCCTCGCGGGCGGTCAGCAATTTCAGCTCATTTATGAGCAGTTCTTCTGCATCCACATCTTCGTCACAGGCATCCAGCAGCTGACGGTGTTCCTCTGTCCAGCTTCGGAACATCAGTTCAGACCACCCACCATGCTTGACGGCATTGCGGTTTCCCTTTGGCGCACCTGCTCCAACGGCATTGACATTTCCCGGCGGCGCGCCCTGTTTTGGTCTTGTTTCAGGGTCAGGTGCGGCGGGTGCATCCTCTGGGTGCAGGGTGCGTTTTGCGGGTGCATCTGCACCCTGCGTCCAGTAGCGCTTGCGCCATGACTTTACTGTGTTGATAGACACATCCAACTTCTTGGAAATCTCGGTGCAGGACAGCCCTTTTTTATACAGGGTGTAGCCTTTATCCCGCTTGTCCATCTACATAGTCACCATCCTCCTTTGTTTGTTTCTGCTCAAACTGGCAGACGGAACACAGAGCGCACGCTACACGATGCCGTCAGCGGCGGTCTGCATTTCTTGTGAAGAAATAGAAAAAGGGAGTATCCAACAGCGCCAAACAGGCTTTCAGAAGATACTGCCCGATGATGATACCGATAAGCTGCATCCGGCCCTCGTGGGTATGCACCCAGCCCAGACCGAAGCCGAAGCTGATGACCGCATAGATCACCGTGTCCCAGATCTGGCTCGTGATGGTGCTGCCGTTATTCCAGAGCCAGCGGCCACCCTTGGTGCTGCCATGCTTGGCAATGTAGCGGTCACGGATTGCATGGAATACGGCCACATCCCACGACTGGGAAACGAGGTATGCGGACAGACTGCCGATGACGAAGATCCAGTTCTGCCCCAGCAGGGTTTGATAGGCATTGTCCATGACGGCATCCGTTGCAGGAAAAGCGCCGGTAATCATAATGCAGGCGGTGGCAAAAATCTGGCCGATAAAGCCATACTTCACCACGCGCTGGGCCGTGGCCTTGCCCCAGATCTCGCCGATGATGTCTGTGCAGAGGAATGTGACGGCATAGGTGATGGCACCGCCGCTCAAAGCCAGCTCAATGGGGCCGATATGCAGGCCGGTGGTAATGGTGCGCGCACCGGTTACGTTGGCAATGACGATGCTGATTGCAAACAACGTAATCAGGATCACCAAATTTTCGTTTGTCTTTCTCATTTTTGCTCCTATTCTTGTGAGCCTGCGGCTCGTGTATATTTCTGTTTGCAGATGGTGGCGCACAGGCTGGCTCTCGCTCCATAGAGAAGCGTTTTATCCGTCAGCTCCAGCCCCCTGCCTTCTGTAATGGTCCTCACCGCGGATAGCCGCTGTTCTATGAGGTCTTTGCGGAACTGGTTGATGTGCGCCTTTTGGTTGCCATCATCGAACCAGCCATATTTGACCCCGGACAGCCAGCTGGTGCTGTCTGCAGAGGTACAGAAGCTGTTCTGTGCAATCATCTTCACATCGGTGCATCCCAAAAGGTGGATGTCGATCTCAGGTTTGCGGTTTTTGATGTAGTGGGTCAGATAGCGGGTGTCTTCCCGGAATGTCTTCGGCTTGATGATTCGCAGTTCCGGGATGCTCAGGGCAATGTAGTCGCTGAAATCTATCAAGCTATCCAGTCCCCGCATCCCATCCTCAAAATGGAATACGTTGATCTGGGGGTTATCCAGCAGCTTCTTCATCCGCTCCCGGAAGTACCACGCTTCCCTTACGCCCAGCACTTTCTGGCAGTCCAGCTCGACACAGGTACAGCGGAGATTGTTCTGCTGCACGAATGCTATGAGCTTGTCCTGCCACTCGGTCAGGCTTTCCAACGTCTGTGTCTGCCCTTTCCCGGCACCAAACATCAGCGTGAACAGGCCACTATCCTGTATCACATGGCGGTTGACTGTATCCTGCACACGGATTACATGGTCCGCCGGGAGCCGGAAATCATCATCCGGGCGGCACTTGAGAATGTACTTGTAACAGGAAAACAGCCGGTATTTGGTTTGTGCTGCCAGCAGAGCGGCGTAGAATATTTCTCCGCCGTCGCTCCCGGCAAAATGCACTTTGATGTTGTTATCGAACAACTCGCGCACCCCCAAACCCATCTTCAAGGACGGTGCAGGATGTGGAGTTTTCAAACTGGTTCAAGATTTCAGCGGCGATGTCCTCACAAGAGCGCCGCCCAAAATGACAAGCGCCATCCTCATCCCCATACTTGGAGAGAAGATAGCGCTTGATTGCATTCTGTTGGCTGATGATTTCTATTTCACGGTTTGCATTGCGAACTGGAAACTCTGCCGTAATAAAAAAGATATGACGGTGCGAGTTTTTGAGATATGCGAGTTCTCCATCAGCCTCCGGCCAGCAGTGAAAGCCCTCCATCTGAAGTGCGCATATCACATACTGTGTCATGCCGCATCCTCCAGACGGTACGCAAAGCCCATGTCCTTGAGAACGTCCACGAGGGTGGTTGCGTCCTGTTCAGACAGATCGGGCACAATGACGGTCTTTTTCCCGCCGGGCTGGACTGCCTGCACCTCATTGGGTGCGGGTGCAGCGTTTGGGTGCATCTCTGCATCCTGTGCCGGGGCTTCCGGTGCAGGGGCGGCAGCGGGTTCCTCGGCCTTGGGCTTTGCCTGAACCCCGGAATCAAAGAAATTATTGATATAGGGTTCAGAGCCGGGAAGCTCGTACTCATGGCCGCTCTCCGCAAAGGATGCAACCAGTGCGTCAACCTCATGCTGGTCGAAGCCTGTCACCTCAACATCGAAGCCGGCAGAAAGATCCTGCAGGACGGCAGACAGCTTTTCATTGTCCCACTGGCCGCTGATTTTGTTCAGCGCCAGATTCAGGGCCTTTTCATCCTCAAGGGACAGCTGCACCACACTGACATCCACTTCCACCGCGCCGGTCGCCGCCAGCACTTTCAAGCGCTGGTGACCACCAATCACGTTGCCAGTCTTCTCATTCCAGATGATAGGCTCAACACAGCCGTACTTTTCGATTGACCGGGCAATCTTCTGATATTCCGGGTCGCCGGGCTGCAAATCCTTTCTCGGATTGTAGGGTGCTGCATTGAGCAGGCTGATAGGTACTTTTCTGATTTCCATGAATTGCTCCTTATGATGACCTGCTTTCAGACAGCCCCGGCGGCGAACCGGGGATGACTGGAAGCACGATTTCCCGCGCAAAGGAGCAACGCGGGGCGAAAAATCCTCCTTCCCATAAAAATGGCGGCGCACATCAGATGATCTGCACCGCCCGGCTTTGTTTAGGATTTTGTAGCATAATAATACCATGCCTTGCGCCTTGCGTCATCAGAAAGCATTGGAAAGCATTCGTACCGATTGGAAGTCATTGGAACCCATCAGAAACCATTGGAAGTCATCTGACAAACTACGCTTTCCACCCGTGGCAGGCAAGCAAAAGAAAAAGCCGCTGAATCAGCATTTTCACACTGAAGCAGCGGCTTTTTGAATTTGGTTCAGGCTATCTTTTTGAGGTAATTATATGCCATCTTGCACACTCCGGCTTCGGTATAGTACCGTCCGAGTGTTCCTGCGATCTCTGCCCATGAGCGGCACCGCACGAAACGGAGCCTGAAAATCAGGCGCATCCGCGGGTCTGAAATCGACACGCAGAATTCTTCTATTGCTGGAAGCACCCTCTCGGCTTCGGCTTCAAGCTCTTTGATGCCGGCATCCAAATCTGCCAGGTCTGCGGCCAGATCACCAACCTTGTCACGAACACCGGGAGTATGGGGCATTCCTGACAGTGACGGGGATGCTGGCCCCATCTTCTGGCACATGTTCTCGTAGATTTCTTTGTCCTCATCAATCTGCTTGCGAAGCGTTAAGTATCTGGACAGCTCTTGCACCGTCATACCTGACCTCCAGTAATATGTGCGCGGCCTCCAATTTGTAGAGGTGCTACCCAATTATTTTAGCACATTTTACGGCAAAAATACAGGTCTTGCAGTCGGATTATTTACGGATGAACGGGCAATCCACGCCCAGCCAGATAGGCGGCTGTCCATTGCCGATCACCGAGAACCACAGCCGCCCGGTCAGCAGGAGCTTGATGCGCTCCCATAATGTAAGATGCCAGCAGGAGATCACCTGTCCCTCTCCCCGGAAAGCTGGAAGCGCTTCGCACTTGTCTTCCATGCCCTCCGGCGGGTTATAGGTGATGTTCTGCTCACGGAATGGAATAGGAGTCATGCGCTTTCCTTTCTGGCGCGAATCGTCACGCCCTTGGGGGTGATCGTCACGACCGCATTCAGCGCCCGCGCCGCATCCACCATCGTGTCCATCCGAGGATTTCCGTAGAGTTCCCTGTAGCCCATCAGGTTCCGTGCAGTATGCGGGGACAGCCCTGACTTCCGGCTAAACTCGCTGAGGGTCATCCCCCGGAGCTTGCGAATCTCATTCAGTGTCATCATCGGCCCTCCTAAGCGCCACGCTTTCTTCTTTCAGCCAGTCCTTGATGCAGTGGAAGCAATGTTCTCTGCTCCGGCAACGGCTCGTCTGCTTCCGCTGGACGAATTCACAGAGCAGCTGGGTGAAGTTTTCCCGGATGTCTGCATCCGACATCGAGCGGATAAAGTCACCGTTGGTCATTTCTGCGGTTCCTCCATCAGCTCCATCAGCCGTTCTTTGGCGCGGGTCAGCACATCGATTTGCCGCCGGGCTTTCTTCTGTGCTGCCGGCATGGCCGCTTTCAGCGCCGGGGAGATTGCATTGAACACAGCCCCCGCATACCCCGGCATATTGGCGGTGCGCTCTGCATCGGAGATCAGCTCCTGCAAATCAGTGATGAGCTGGACATCTTTTTGAAAATTTGACATCAGGCATCCCCCTTTATACATTCTGAAAGCGGTTGAAGCACTGGACGTTGTTGCAGAAGCGCTCTGTCCCAATAATTTTCAGCGGCTTGCCGCAGTATGCGCAAAAGGTCGGACTCAGCTTCACGCTTATCGACCGCGGTGTTTCGGGTTCACTTTTCGTCCCACCATGCTGCATCAGGTTGATGCCGCACATGATGGAGCCGGGTTCAACTGCTTCCCAGCAGTACGCCCTCGCCTTGCATATAGAACAATCTCTCATATTGCCATCACCCCACTTAAATCAGGAATGCAGGGATGAGAAGAAACCAGAGGTATCTTCCATCCCTTGTCACATAAACAGAAATGGAGATTGCAACGCACACAGCAATCCACTTTATGACATCGGTGATCTGAATCCACTTCATTCCGAATCTCTCCTTTCCTCCACATAGCACCAGCTCTGCGGCGCTTCATACAGGATGCAGCCATTGACTGCACAGGTGGGCGGCTCCATATAGTTGCCAGACGGTTGATAGTTCTCGCAGTCTGCATTGCCGCAAACGCCAGTCCCGTTCATGCCACAGAAACCGTGCCGGGAGAAATCCTCCAGCTTGAGCGGCTCCTCGTAGAGCTTCAGCTGAGAGATCTGCCAGCCATATACCGGCTCACCCTGCGCATACTTTACGATTTCATCAAGGGTCAGGCAGCTTTCGTACAGCGCCGGGAAACGCTTGATGCTGATGCCCTTGCCGATCGGCCTGAACACATCAAAGCCGTTGCAGACGAACTCGCCGAAAACAAGGCCGCTACCACGACCGCCATCCATGGTCTCATAGATATAAACCTTGAACGGCACTTCCAGCTTCGGGCAGGTCTTGCGGACCTCAACCGTCTTGCGCCCCCGCCGAATCAGGTCACACCACTTGGGCTTGATGCTGATAAGGACTGCTTTCATGTGCACACCTCTTCTTCCAAATATTTTTTATCGTAAAACATTCCGTCCTCGGAAATGTCAAACTCCTCATGCTCCCAGTATGCGCCGCAAAAACTGCCGCATGATGCTGTCATCGAATTTATGGGACCGGCATCGGTGACGATGTACCGTTTGGACAGTTTCCCGTTCATCAGAACTTTGTAATCTCGTGATGTCTGATAATACTCGGAAACTATAATTTCCCCGCCGCACAAAGGGCATCGAGCACGGATTTCTTCTTTCACTTCCTGTCCACCTCCGCGCACGCCTTGCGGCACATCTCGCACTTTTTGTACGGTTCATCAAGCCAGCAGTTGAATAACAGGCACTTAGGTTTTCTATATTCCGGCGGTGCCTTATTTCCGTGTGTCTGGGTACGAAGTGCATGGTACTTGCACACTTCTTTTCCCCAAAAGTCCCCACCGAAACTACATTTTCCATATTCCGGTGACACTTCATGCGAAACCGTGATGGTTTTTTCTTTCATTGCTTTTCTTCCTCCGGCGGCTCTAACAGCGGCACCCACAAGTGTCATTGCTTCCTCCCTTATTCATGGTACATACGCTTGTTGCGGTCCCATTTCATCGTGACCGGGTTGCCGCACTTGCAGGGCACCGTGATTTCGGGGTCTTCCAGATTGGTGCGGCCACGGGCTTCAAAGTCACAGCAGGGGCAGGTGAATTCATACCGTGTCAGGTTGTCCAGTTGAATCTCTCCGCCGCAGCGGCAGGTCACGCTGGCACTGGGTTCCCGCAGGAACCGGCCAAACACATCCCCGCATTTCGGGCAGCGCAGGCGCAGAACACCGTAGGCCGTGCCTTTGGGGATTTCTTTCCGCTGGATACGCTTAGGCTCTGCCCCCGCAGGGGGGCTTGCCTTTTCCGTGGCACCGCCGGTCAGCGCACAGGCGGCAGCATTGGTGCTGACCTCCCGCAATGCCCGGCTCAGGTCAGATTTGATGCTGTGGATCTCCGCCGCATCAGGTGCGGCCTTGAGTTCCTCGTGACGCAGGCAAAAAGTAATCAGGCTCAGCTTCACAGCGCTCTGCTCCAGACGCTCCAGTGCAGAAACAGGGATAGCCCCCATAGTTTTCTCATTCATCGTTTTCAGTCCTTTCTTCATTTTTCTTGCAGTCCTGAACGGCATTGCAAGGTTCATCACAGGTTTTGCAGCACTTATCACAGTTTGGGTGTGCCGCCTTGCAGTAGTCACAATCCGACCACTTCTTTTCATCGGGGCCGTACTCCCGGAAAATCTTGTGGGTGCCGTCCCGCAATGCCTGCTCATCGTCGCTGATCTCATACCCCAGCGCCGTCAGCATTTCATAGGTGGCATCCAGTGTCGGATTTTCCCGATAAGAGTACACATATTTCTGGCGCTCAACATTCCAGTCCTTACTCCAGTAACCGCAATAGCTGCTGTCCATCGAAGAATAGGCAAGTGCCAGCAGCACCTTTTCCGGCATTGTACCGTAGACCCCATCTTCATCCAGAATTTTGTACCAGTCCTTGCCGGAACTGTCCACAAATTCCTGCGACAGCTCCACACCGAGGATGTTTCCAATCAGCGTCAGGTCTAAATCAAAATTATCGTCTGCGGCACAGGCCATGTAGCGGGCAATAGCCGGGAAGCCCTTTTTGCAATCGGTAGGAGTCAGCTCCACCACGAATTCACGGCGGAGATTGAACATAAGTTCCGTGATGTTGTGGAAACTTTCCCCAATCATGCGTTCTTCCTCGCGGGCGGCATCCCGCTTTGCCTTTTCGGCATCCTCTGCGGCCACATCACGGGTCTTGTACAAATCAATCTGCCCACTGCTCACCTTGTAGAAATACTGGACATGATCTGCATCTTCCGGCACAACAACATCTTTGGTGATGTTCCACTTGCTGTACCCGGTAACGTGTTCGTGGGTCTGATAAGTAGCATTCGGGTCTTCGATTGCAAATTTCTTGAGGTCTGCAATCCATTCAGCCTTGCGGTGTTCCCACTTCTGATTTTCCAGAACTTCCTGCATCACCCGGCGGAAGTTCTGAGTGCCAAGAGCTTCCAGCGCCTTATTTTTGTCCTCAACGCTCTCAATCTTATCCAGCTCTGCGTAGTCCGAAAGAGTGGCGCCGCGAAGTTCTGCCCGGCGGAACGCATCCCGGTCAAGAGAAAGGAGCTTCACCCTGCGGCGGATGGTGGACTGGGAGAAGCCAGACTTGGATGCCACCTGCTCTACCGTGTCGCCCAGATCCAGCATCAGCTGGAAGCCCTGCGCCTGCTCATAGGTAGTCAAGTCACTACGCTGCATGTTCTCAATCATCATGGTTTGCAGCTGTTCCCTTTCGTCCATTTCCACGACCACGCAGGGCACTTCAAACAATCCTGCCTGTTGTGCGGCCGCGGCCCGGCGATGCCCGATGATGATGGTGTAGTCATCGCTGGACCACACAGCCTTGGGTGTCCATGCTGCCGCTGCTGCGGCGGCATCCCCACCCTCGTCAACGCACTTCGCGATGTACTCCCGGCTGTTGAGGTAGTGGCCGGGGATAACGGTCAGGTTCTGGAAGATGCCGTTCTCTTTGATGCTGGCGGCAAGTTCCGTCAAATCCCCCAGTTCCTTGCGGGGGTTGTCAGGGTGCGGATGCAGTCTCCTGCACGCAATGTTCGTGATCTCTGCCATGATTTATTTTCCTCCATGGTTTCAGAAAAATGTGAGCTGCCCGGTCTTGGTCTCACACAACGGCGGTGCAGCATCATCCTTTTTGTGTTCCGGCTCTGCTTGCTCGGTCTGGCGGCAGACAGGCTTCATCAGAAGTTCTATCTGCGCCCACTGGCGGCGCAGAAACCAAATGTCCGTAGAAAAGAACGGTGTGTACCAAATCCTGCTTTGCGGCCCCGCCGGGAGCAGCCCACGGCGATCATACGCGGTGCTTGGTTCTGTAATGGTGTTCCCGATGACTACATATCCAGCACAGCCTAAAAAACTGAGCTGGATGTAGCACATCAGTCCTGCAATCAGGTCAATATCCTGCGCCACAAAAAGCACCTTGTCGTGGTAGCAGATATTTTTTCTCCTGCACAGGTTGGCAAAAGCAATCAGCAGTGCGCCCGCACCGCAGGCCGGGTCCGAAACCGAAAAGAATCCGGCATTCTCTGCCGCCGGGTCGCTTCCCCCGGAGATTTCCACCATGCACCTACAAACGTCATACGGGGTGAAGAATTGCCCGGATGCATCGTTGCCCAGCTCACAGAGCATGTACAGTTCCCCTAAAAAATCTTGGTCGGGGTTCTGCTCCATTCCCATGATAACCTCGGCCAGCAATTCAGCAAATTTATTTTGCTCGGCATCGCTGTACTTGGAAATGATGGTCTGATAGGTTTTGGTGCGCTCTGGAGCATTCTGTTTGTCGGTGGCATTGGAAATCTCAATGGCGGTCACCATCACGAAGTCCTGCCAGACCTGCCACCGATTGAACCGGCCGCACAGACTGTTGAAGATTTTCAGGAATGCTTTTTGGTGGTCGTCCCGGATATTTCGCACTGCCGTTGCCTTTGCCATCGGTTATTCCTCCGTATCGTCCTCAGCGGAGTCCTCGGCCGGTTCATCGTCGGTGTCGTCCTGCGGGGTCTCCTGCTTGGTGTCCTGCTGGGAATCCCTCTGAGAATTGGAATCCGGCACATCAGGCACCGGCACGCCGAAATTGCGGAGTTTGCCGTTCTCCATCAGGTCACGGAAGAAGTACTGCTGCCAGAAAGAGATCATCTTCAGCAGGATGTTCTCAATCTTGGTGCGGAGAACCTTGTCGATGCTGAACGTACCCTTGACCTTGGTCTTCAGCTCGCTGTTCTCAAAGTACCAGCACATAGAAGAATCCTGACTGCAATAGCCGGTTTCTTCCACATTGCCCAGCATATCCATCTGGGTGGCAACGTCATTGATGGGGGTGATCACCAGCGTGATGGGATAGCGGTCCTTGAAGAAGCGGAACGTGAAGTTGTGCTCATCGCACAGGCCCTGCAGCTTTTTCTTCTGGGCCTCGTAGTTGGAAATTTCGCTCATGGTATGTACTCCTTTCAGCAATCAGATGAAATTTTGTAATCGTTGTTGTGGTTTTCGATGGCGGTCAGGCCGACGGCGTATGCCGCCCAGATGTCCGCCTTGAAGCCATAAAAGAAATCTGGGTTTTTGCTGGTGCCTTTTCCGTTTTTCAAATCGTGGGTTGCAAAACGGTCAATCAGCGCCCGCCGGATGGCCGGGTCATTTGCCCGGCTGTCATGGCAAATGTGCCGTTTTTCTTCGATGCGGCAGAGAAGCCGCGGCTTCTGCGCCATCTGGATGGACAATGCTTCATAGAAACGCCCAATCCAGAGGACGGTATCAAAAACTTCCCTGCCCACGGCCATGCCGTAGGAAGCCACCATTTCAATGACCGCCCACTGCCATCCCTGTTCATTGGCAAAAACCAGTTTGTTGCGCAATTCTTCGTTATCGACCTTGCCGAACTCCAGCGGCTTCAAGGTGTTGCAGTCAATAACGCAGTAGGCACTCTGCCTGTTGCCCGGATCAATGGCAATAATCGGGCATTTTTCACTCATAAATACGACCTCCCAAATTCCTGAATAAACCGGGCTTCCGGCCAGCCATAGTGTTCCATAGCCTTTTTCTGCGCCCAGCGCTTCAGCCGAAGATCAGCATCATGGTTGTTGTGGATGGCGGTCGGGCCGTTCTGATGGCACCACGGGCAAAGCGTCACCCACAGGCCCAGACGCTTGCTCTTTGCCCGGTAGGCGCTCCCGAAGTACACCTCATGCCGTGCTGTGCCATACCGCCCGCAGATCAGGCAGACCGGCTTATCATGCAGGATGCTGGGTGCATAGCCGTTGGAATCCAGCTTTTCGCCGTACTCATTCAGCGGCATCCGTCTCACCTCCCGTCACAATCCAGACCTTGTGAGAACCCCAGCCCGACCACGAAATCGCTTCCGCATGGGTGCCAACGGCCACATCTAAGGCATTTTCCTTGATGAGTGAGCCGGTATCCTGAACCACCCTCATCCCTACGCCCTCAATCAGAATGACCGTGCCATAGGGAAAGATGCTGGTGTCAGCGGCCACCGTCACGCCCGGCTGAACCTTGGCACCGCTGGATGTGATGCCCTGCCCCTCCCCGCAGATATGCGGGTATTCCTCGGAGCAGTAGGCTGTGCAGTGAAACTCTCCTGCGTATGTAAGGGCAATGCTCTGATCTGCGGCAAGCGTGTCCGTGAGCTGCTCAACCTCGGTCTGCATCTGCTCAATGGTTTCCTTGCGCTCCACGGCCTTGTTCATCCAGTTTTCTTTCTGGCTGGCGTAAATGTCCCGCTCCATGGTGAGTTCGTCTACCCGGCGGGTATAGACCGCGCTGGCAAGGGCGCTGCCGGTAAAAAGGCTGACTGCACAGGCCAGCGACACGATAGAACGAAGCTGCATTTCAACCTCCAATCTGAGCTTTTGCCCCGCTGGGCAGTGCCGGGGGCATCCGATCCGCATCCTTGGCAGCATCCACTGCCTTGACAAAACCGGGCTTGACGTACTGCAAGAGATCCGCATTGGAGCGGTCAAGGGCATCCACCAGCCCCGCCGGGGAGCCAGCCCATTCCCGCACAGCGGCAGGCAAGGCACCGAAGATGCTCCTGTTCTCTGCCCGGAAGTCCTCTGCGGTCAGCTTCCCGGTGGCCGTCACCAGTCCGCCGTGGGTGGCATAGTACTGGTTCCGCTCAATCTTCCGGGCGGCAACGATGGCCTGCGTCCACAGGTCGTTTGCTGTAGGCTGACCGGCGCTCTGCAACTTGCGGATTTCTGCGCACCAGTCAACCAACAGCTGGTTCTGATACCGGCACACCGTCAGCGCTTTTGTCAAAGCCGCCGCGGCCACATCATCCGGGATGTCTTTGAGCGCGGCGGCGTAAATCTGCGACCGCGCCGTGCGCTCATCGGTAGAAAGCGGCCGGCCGAAGTAGTTTTCAATCAGTGCCAGCGCATTCTTCAAACATTCAACTGTCATCCTAAACCTCCGAAAATTGCATCATAATCATCCTTGGCGGAGGGCTTTTGCTGTTGACCCGCCGGGGGATTGCGCCGCTCATCACGAGACTGCACATCGCCAATGGTTTTCACGCCCTCATTTTTCCATGCTTTCAGGATGCCGTTGACGTAGTTCCACTTGCGAATCCCAGCCAGTGCAGCCTTTTTGATAGCCAGCAGGATGAGGTCATCCGTGAAGATTTCCCGCCAGCCCATCAGGGCATCACTCGCCGCCGGGGGGAAGCTGCCAATGTTGTCCTCGAAAGAGCGGATAATCTCAGACAGCCCAGCATCAACAGCCGTACTACCGTTATCTCTTACTCTTTCTCTGTTCTCTATCTCTTTATCTTTCTCTATCTCTTTCTCTGTAGGGACATTTTCCCCACCATCACTGGACACATTGTGTCCACTTGTGTGTCCAGTGTCGTGTCCCTCTTGTAGCTCCTTGTTCGCAGCATTACTACGAATTCTGCGATTTTTCGCCGCCCAGTCGGTTTCACTGCCAATCATGTTCTGATAATCAGAGATTGACAGTGTTCCGTCCGGGTTTTCAAAAATCAAGCCGATTTGTTTATAAACAGTCAGAGCCAAACGGACGGTTGACAGAGGGAACCATTTGCATTCCCTCTGAATCTTTTCGGCATCGTAGGGAATGAGCATTTCTCCGATTTTGGAAACCAAACAACCGTTTGTATTGATGGTCTTGAGACACAGCATTTGATAGAGAACAACATAGCTGGCACCGTCTGGCTGGCTCATAAGATAGTCAATTTCATCCGATGACATGAAACTATCTTTGAGCTTTATCCAGTAATACCGTTTACCAGTTGCCATCAATGAACCTCCTTAGAACGGCAGATCATCGGCATCGTCCAGAACCGAGAAATCATCGTCACTGCCCTGAGAAAAGCTCTGGCTGACCTGAACATTGCCGGGATGATCGGCCGCTCCCTGCCACTGTTGGCGCTGGCTCTGGGTGGCAAAGCCCATCTGCTGGGACTGCGGCTGCTGATTCCGATAGGTGGCCGGTGGCGGGTTCGTCCCGCCATCATCCACGGTCCCCTGCTGGTTGTCCTGCTTCGGCCCCGCAAAATAGATGTTGTCCACCACGAACTCAATCGCCGTGCGGTTGTTTCCGTTCTTATCCTCATACTGCCGCGTCTGGCAGCGGGAATGAACTACAGCGGCGCTCCCCTTGCGGAAATACCTGCTGACGAACTCCGCCGTCTTGCCCCATGCGGTAAAGGTGAGCCAGTCCGTGGGGCGGTGGCCGTTGGCATCCACCATGTCCCGGTCAACCGCCATGCGGAAACTTGCCACCTGCTTTCCCGTCTGGGTGGTTCTCAGTTCAGGATCAGCGGCGAACCGCCCCTGAAAATCACAGCTGTTCAGCATCGGTCAACCTCTCTGCTCCCTGCGCGTGCATCGCCGCCAAAGGTTCAACCATGCCCGGAATGACAGGGGCAGGAGCTTCAGCGTCCAATTCCACCGAATGCAACGCATCATGCATGTTCTGAACGAACTCGTGAAATGCGTACTTTTCCGTGGTAATCGCGCAGCTTTCCAACTTGTGATAGATGATTTTCAGCTCCGTGTTTGCTGCCAGCAATTCCTTGTACTCATCCACCGGAATTGCAATAACTTCCGGTCTTGCGCCATACGTATTCATAATTTTTCCTTTCCGGTCATTTTGACCATTCTTCTTTGTAACGAGCCAGCTGTTCCGGGGTATCCGTCTGGATGCCCAGTTCCTTGGCTTCTTCGATTGCGCCGTCCACAAGACGGGCAAATTCCTTTGAATCCATCTTGTGGCTTTCCTTGTAGACAAAATAGCAGGAGTAGTCTTTTCCGTTTTCCTTCCGGGTTTCATAGAGCCGGACATAGGGGTAAAAGTCGCTGGGATCTGCGGTCGGCGGGAGTTTCAGGCCAACAGGCTTGCCGTCCTTGTCGCGGGCAAGCGCTCCATACGAAACCACGAGCCGCCGCTTTACTGCATCCTCGCTCTCGCCGGTCTCCGCAGAAATCTTGTTGCACAAGACGTGGAAATACGCATTTGCTGACAGGCTGCGCTTTTCCCTGTGCTTTTTGATTTCCACATCCAGAACCGGCTCCTGATGGAGCTTGTCCCAGATTTCCCGGAAGTCGCCGTTGATTTCCAGCGTGACCCGTTGTTTCCCGCCGAGGGTAAAAGCCATGTCTACCAGCCGCCCGGTCATGTGACATCCTCCTTGTCCTGATGGCAGTGCATATAGATATAGGCGCCGTTCTGCCCCATGTTGGCGTATAACCAGTCATTGATCTTGGCAAGGCTCATGTGGTTGTGCAGCACTCCCAGCTCGTAAATGTACTCACCGTTCAGCTTTTTCTCTGCAATTTTGGCTTGGATTTCTGCGTCATCGTAGTTGGCTTCCACCATGTACAGGTCATAGTTTGGAGCCGTGATGCCGTTCAAATTGTTCATGTCTGTGCAGTAAAACAGCTTTCCTGACTTGAGCCAGACTTTCCACCCGCAGTTCGGAACATTGTGCTTGACCATATCGGGCCTGACATTGCAGATGCCGTATCCGTACATGTGCCCCGGCTCCAGAACATCAATCTGCGAGACCGGCACCCCTGCATCCACCAGCGGCTTGCACAGCCATGCACAGCACGCAAAGCGGAGTGTGGGGCGTTTTTCCGCTAAAAGCCGGAGCGTTGTCGGCTGGAAGTGGTCACCATGAATGTGAGTGAGCAGAACCAACTTCAACGCCCGGTATACTTTCGACAGCGCCTTGAACGAAACGCCGCAGTCAATCAGGATTTTTTGGTCAATCACCACCGCATTGCCTTTACTGCCAGTTGCGATGATGTTGTAGTCGATCATAACGAGCTGAGGTCAACCACCGGCTCGGCGGTCGTGGGTTCGCTCTGAGCAATGTCCACATGGGGCAATGCCTGCCCATCGCCCACCTCAGGCTTCCCGGTATGCAGTTCTGGCTGCTCCTGTGCGTCAGACATGACCTCCTGCGTAGTAAGGATTTCGCCATTATCTGCTACCGCTGCCACGGCATTATCGCTTTCCAAAGCCTTGGTCATTTCGATGCTCATAACACCCCAGCGAGAAATAAGCTGTCGAAGCATGGTTTTCTTTGCCATGTCGTCGAACGACTTATACCAAAAGGACGAATACTTCCACATTTCGCTCTCCGGGATTTTGCCAGCCAGCAATTCCTCGTACTTCTGCCGACTGAACGCCTTGGAGTAGGTATCTGCGTGGTTCATCATTTTTTCTTTGGACCAGTACAGCACCTTGCGGAAACCGTTCATGTACTCAAAGTAAGCCATGTAGCCAACGGTAGGCAGCGCATCCCGCTGGTCATCGTCTTCGATGAACTGGAACTTGGGCTTGCCGGTCATCGAATCTTTGCCCAGATACTCGCCCTGCTTAATCTCGGTAACGTCGAGATCCGCATACTGGCCGCTGCGTAAGGCCAGCTGGATGTAGCCCTTATAGCCCAGAACAAACTGTGCCGTAACACTCTCCTGGCGGATCAGCCTGTTGTTGCGGTCATACTTGGCTTTCTGCTTGAAAGGCACGAGGTAGTACTGCCCCAGCTGAGGGGACGGGCTGAGGTTCAGGCTTTCACCCAGCAGGGCACCGGCCAAAATCGTGCCGGCATCGCATTCCTGCAGGGCGGGGTTGACGGCCACCGCCGAGGTAATGCTGGCCGTGAACCGGCGGGCGCGGGCCGGGTCGCGCAGAGTGTTGGAGATCAAGGACTGATAGCCCTTGGTGGTGATTGCCACGGAGAACTTGGGCTTCTGCTGCACCTGCATCTGATTATAAGTTGCCATATTCAATACCTTCCTTTTCCAGATAATGCTTCAAACCGATCAGCTGGGCTTTGGTGCCTTTCGCATAAAAGCGGGTCATCAGGATAGGCTCAGCCGCCGGGGTGGACTGAAGTTCAGGCTGGGGTTCCGGCTGAGTGCCGGCTTCCGGCAGTTCGGACGGCTCCTGTACCGGGGCGGGCAATTCAACCGCCGAAGCCGCCACAACAGCGGCGCGGGCTTTTTCGGCAGCGGCTTCCCGTTCGGCCTGCCGGGCGCGGCGCTCTTCTTCCCGCCGACGCTGTTCCTCCAGCGCCTTGTGCCGGTCACCCACAGTCTTGATGGCGTTGGGCAAATCCAAATTGCTGCGGTACTCCACCATGATCTCGGCGGCGTTGTCCATGCCCTCAATTGCGGCCACGTCGGCCACAATGCCGTCCACGAATGCCTTTGCCTGCTTTTTCAAAGAGGTCAGGCTGTCGCTCATGTTGACTTTCGGGCGGTAGGTCAGATTATCCAGCCAATCAATGTCGGCGGCTTCCACCAGTTCGCCGTAGTAGTCCATGAGCGCTTCCGTCTTCTGAGCCACAATGCCAGAGGTCACATCCGCGATTTTCTGCTTCAGTTCGGCATCTGCCTGCTGGAACGGTGCCGTCACGCACTCCCGGTAGACCTGCTCAAAGGCATTGTAGGGTTCAAGGATTTTGCTCTTGATGGCCGTGCGCTGGGCTTCGTACTCCTTGAATTCCTTGGTAAGCTGGGCGCGGGCATCTTTGACGCTCTTATAGGTTTCTTCGGTGCAGATCAGCGAGGTGGCTTCGGCGGTGCGCCGCTCAATGTCGGCCTTTACGCTGTGAAGCCGCTCGACAATGATAGGCAACTGCTGAAGTTCAATGACCTGCAATGCGGTATCCTGTGCCATATCGCACTCTCCTTTCAATTTTTGAATACTTCATAATGGCCGGTGGTCTTGTTCATCAGAACCCAGCCGCCGGCATCCGGGCTGTCCTGAATGAAAAGGTACTGCCGGGAATCCCAGCCATGTGCAGAAAGGGCTTCTTTCTGCTTGCGGGTCAGCCTTTTGGGCCGGGCATTCATGTGTCTGCCACTCATACGATGCTCACCTCCTCATTCCAGCGCTTCAGCAACGAGGGCTGCATGGTGATGATCTTGTAGCCGGTGGCTTCCAGCTCAGTGCTGCGGTCGTAGCTCTGCACGTCCTGCGCGTGCCGTGTGACAGCGTTTGCCAGACCATAGAGGGAAAGGTCACCGCCCGCGATAAGATGTCCCAGAATGCCCTCGCTCTCGTTCTGGCGGATGTTGAACTCCTTGGCCGCAAGCTCAACCACCTTGGGAGCCGCCGCCGGGAGAATGGGTGCTTCCTTGGCATCCCGGAGTTTCTGCACCAGCGCATTGAACCGGGCTTCATCGACCGCCGCCCGGACGGTGTCCTCAATCTTCATCAGGAATGCCCGGTCGTCGGCTTCGATGGTCTCATCCCGGAAAATCCCGAAATCGCCATCCACGCTTTCATTGATGCGGCCAACATGGCGCTTGCCAACACCCACATCCGCCACCATGCCATTGGTACAGACAAGACGGTAAATCAGAGGCTTCACGGAAACGCTGCCCATGCCGACCTCAGAATTGGAAATCAGGATGCCGGCCTGAACGATGTCCCCCGGCACTACTTCGGTCTGGATGCGCTCATTGACAACCTTGATGTACATGCGGGTATCGGTCAGTTCACAGCTTTCAATGCGGGCTCCCTGCATTTCAGAGATAATCGGCAGGACCGTCTGTGCAACCTCGTAGTTGTCGATACGGCGGTAGCGGTCGGAGAGGATGGCGCGGGCGGTACCATCAAGGGTGCGAACCATGCGGCGGGTGTCCGGGGACTGCTGGAACCAGCCATTGACGTTTGCCATCAGCAAGCCGGGGTTCTCTGCCCGCATCCGCTCGTAGTAGGGCGCCGGGATTTTCAGCTGCAATCCCAGTTGACGGTGAGCATTCTCATTCAGCTGGAATGGGGTGTTGCCAATCACGAGGTCAAAGTTCTCGTTGACGGCGGTCATCTGCATAGCACCCGCCGTGGCAACGTAGTCCTTTTTGACCTTGGCCTGCCGGTCAAGTTCAATCGCCAGTTCCTGCAAACTTCTTCCGTATTTCATTGAAATCTCCTTTTCTTTCAGAAAAACAACCGGGACAAGCCCGAAATCACATAAACTTGCGGATCAGGTCACCTACCGCGGTATCACGGAGAACACGGCCGAACCATGCTCCCAAACCATCGAACACGCCCTTGCTGTCCAGCCAGATCAGCAGCGCCGCCCCAAAAGCGGTCAGCCAGAACTGGAACAACGGGACACGAGCCGCCGCCTGATCGGGGGTGAGGTGGTACATGAACATCAGCAATTCCTGCATCTTTACTCCTCCCCTCCGCAATAGATCTTCTCGGCCTGTTCAACGCTGGTGTCATCGAATGCCCAGTGCAGTTCATGCAGCACCTTTTCGATGGTCTTTTCGTCAAGCCCGGCTCTCTGCATAGCCAGCAGGCAGTATCCGGTACAGGCCGCGTTGCTCCATGCGCCATTCAGCGCAAGTGCTTCAAACAAAGAAATCTGTTCCTCGTGGGTCATAGCTACAAACTTTCTCTTGTACTTGATTTCCAGCCGGAAATAAGTTACACTAAAAAACGATGATGCAGCCTTTCCTTGAAGCGGTTCGGCGCATCGCACCTTTCGGCATCGTCCTGCTGCAACGGGACGGTGCCTTTTTATTTGTCAAATCGGACCCGGATTGCCATGCGAAACGGCCCTATGCTTTTCCGAAGTCCTTTTTGTGCTCATTCCTGTGTGTGTAGATTCGTAAGCCTGCACTCCTGCCCACGGCACAAGCCGCGTTCTCTCGCCGACACTAACGAGTTCTCCAAACTCTCCGGCAGCCATCTTGTTGCGAATCGTGGCGCATGATACCCCGTACCGCTCTGCAAGCTCTTTTGCAGTGTACAGTTCTTTGTGTCCTGCGCTCAGGCGCTCAGTTAATTTATCAGCCAGAATGTCAAGCAGTCTATCAACCATTTCGTCCACCAAATTCACCTCCCCCACTTGTTGATGTGGCATTTTCAAAATCAAATCGTCCGCCGGGAGCGCTCAAACGCTTTGATGTCTTCAGCGCTGACCCTGTACTCCTTTCCGATTTTGATTGCACCGAGCTTCTTCTTCCGAATCCACTCCCATACGGTAATGATCTGAACACCGTACCGTTCTGCTACATCCTTGCAGGTATACAGTTCCCCCATGAACGTCCTCCTTTCTTTGTATAGATTTATAGTTGTGTTTTGTTTGGTTTTGTGATATGATAATAGTGCAAATCAAACAAATCACAAAACCACCTGTCCATATCACACAAAGCAGTTTTGTTTATTGTGTGTTTTGTGTGGTATGGCTATACTATACCACGCATTTTGTTTGGTGTCAACGGCACTTTGCGTGTTTTGTGTGGTTTTGTCTTTTATGCACAAAATCAGGCGGTGTAGTATGGATATATTGTTAGAAAGAATCATTGAGTGCATCGGGCCGCGGCACGGTGCCAAGAAAGAACTTGCGGAGCATCTTGGAATTCACCCCAATGTCATCACAAACTGGCTGAATGGACGTAACAAGTCCTATCGACGCTATGTGAATGAAATCGCTGCTTTTTACGGTGTTTCTGTTGATTATCTTTTAGGGAATGCCGATTCAAAAGAAAAACAGCCCGACTCTCAAAATGAGAATCAGGCTGTCAAAGATGAACTGATTGCCTTTTACGGGGATGTAAAGGATGATCTTACCCCCGATGATATTGACGATCTTATGGTCGCTATGCGCGCAAAGGCCGAACGGAACAAAAAAAAGAAATCAGGTGTGTAATGCATGAACACAGCCGTTTGCTGTATGTATGATGATCTGGAAGCTTTGAACGTAGACGTTGTGGATGTTAAACTCAAAAACAATTTCGCAATCGCGTTCTTTGACAATTTCCTTGTCATTGATCGCAGCAAATGCAAAACCGCCGCACAGGAACGCACTGTGCTGGCACATGAAGCAGGGCATTACATGAGCGGCGCTTTTTACCGCGCCTATAGTCCCTTTGAGGTAAAAGAACAGGCAGAGCATCGGGCATTTGCTGCTTCTGTCGAAAAGTATCTCCCTGTTAACGAAATTCTGAATTGCTACAAGATGGGCATGACAGAAAATTGGGGTCGCCCTCCTCGCGGAGGGCGTGGATAGAAATCTGATGGGTTTAAGCCAATCGCCCAAGCTCAGGGGGCGAGATCGGAGGAGCGTCGTGTGGGGGAAGAGTGTAGATCTCGGTGGTCGCGGTA